AAAAGTCAGATTAAGTCAACTCTAGTAGATGAGATGGGTAAGACCATTAAGTCTTTGAGAAATGGACACTTTACTGACGAAACATTCGAGCTGTTAGAACTTAAACTTAAACAATTACAACAATATCTATCTGAGATGGAAGATGAAGAATCAATCACACCTGAGCCAACCGCTGAAGAAGCATTGCCAACTGAGGAAGCTGATCCGATGATTTCTATCGAGCTAGAAGTAAACAAATATTTACAATCATTTAAAATTTTTAACTAATGGTAGAAGAAATTAAAAGTGCTTTCGAAGGCGTTAAAACCGAAGTAAACGGTGCTATCGAAACATTAAAAGCTGATAACGCAGTAGCGGTAGATGGCTTAAAAACAGAATTAGAAGAATTAAAATCTCAAATTTCAGTAGTAAAAGATGCTGCTGACAAATTAGAGGCAAAAAACAATCGTAAGACAATGAATGAAAATCAAGCAAAAGGGTTCAACGCATCCCTTGCTGAAGCAATCGAAAAGAATGCTGACAGTATCGCAAAATTAGGTCGTGGTGAGCAGAAGCGTTCTGGCTTTATCTTAGACACTAAGGCAGTAGGCAACATGACAGAAGCAGTTAACTTAACTGGTGACATCCAAAGACAATATGCTCCTCAAGTATATGCTCTTCCTAATCGTAAGGTGCATATCAGAAGCTTAGTACCAGTAGGAACTATCTCTACAGGTTTATTTACTTTCCCTAAGGAAACAGGTGGTGAAGGCGAAGCAGGGCCACAAACTCAAGGTTCTACTAAACCACAAATCGATTTCGATATCACAATGACTGATGCTCCTGCTCAGTACATCGCTGGTTTCGTAAGAATCTCTCGTCAAATGTTAGATGATGTACCTGCTATGACTTCTTTCTTACAAGCTCGTTTGTTAGAGAAGTATTTATTAGCTGAAGATTCTCAATTATTATTTGGTAATGGTAGTGCTCCTAACTTGACTGGTTTAACAATCAATGCTGCTGCTTTCAGTGGTGCTGCTACAGTTGATGTTGAGCAATTAGTACAAGCTATTGCACAGGTTTCTGCTAGTAACTATTCTGCTAATGGTATCTTGATTAACCCAACTGATTGGGCTGCTATCATGAATACTAAGAATACTAACGCTGCTTATAGCCTTCCAGGTTCTACAGTTGTTACTACTGATGGTACTGTTACTATCGCTGGTATCCCTGTGTTCCAATCTACAGCAATCGCTGCTGATAAGTTCTTAGTAGGTGACTGGTCAATGGGTGCTCAAATCATGCAAAATCAAGGTATCTCTGTTCAGTTCTCTGAAATGGATAGCGATAACTTCCAAAAGAACTTGATTACTGTAAGAGTTGAAGCTCGTATTGCATTCCCTATCTACTACAACAGTGCGTTTGTATATGGTGATTTCGGTAACGTTGCTTAATCTTTAATTAGATTTACAATACAAGGGATAGCCTAGAAAGCTATCCCTTTTTGTTTACATTAAATTTTAAGTATTTTTGTAAAAATTAGCATAATGCAGATACTAAGAGATGTGGCGGTTTTATCCGAGATAATTTCAGAACCGATAACACTTGCTGAAGCAAAGAACTATCTTAGAGTAGATTACTCAGAAGATGATGCTTTAATAGAAGCCTTAATTACAAGTGCAAGAGTTAGACTAGAACAATACGCTGGAGTTGCTATGACCGAAAGAACTCTACAAGTTATAGCTTATGTAGACGATTTAATAGAACTACCTTATGTACCTATTTCTACGATATTAAGCGTAGAGTATTTTGATGGTCAAGATTGGGTAACCTTAGAAGATGGTAGTTATACTGTGATAGGTATTAACTATAAGAAAATATCTACTTTATATTATCCTTCAATGGAATATAGGTTTACCTATACTTGTGGTTATTGTGAGCCTCCTAGCTCTATGAGAACAGCAGTTTTTAAATTGCTATCTGACTTGTACGAATATAGAGAGTCTAGCGTTGAGTCTACTAAGCCTAACAGCAACGTAGTTACAGCCTATGAATTAATGAAACCATTCAAAAGAATTAACATATTTATCTAATGATTGGAAAACTTAGAAATAGAATCACATTTAACACTAAAACAAGCGTTTCTGACAGTGCTGGAGGCTTTGTGAACACTTTAGTATCCTATTACGTTTGCTGGGCTGAAATGGTCTCTAATACCGATTCTAAGACTAATATAACTAGTAAAGACAGCTTGAGTGATGCAATTACTTTTAGAATTAGATATACAACAGGCAAAACATTTACTAATGCTCTTGTAATTACTTGGAAGTCAAGGACTTATCTAATTAACTCTATTATAAACGAAGGCGACTTAAGCCAATATTATTTAATCGGTTGTTCAACACTTAAGTAATGGCTACTTTTAATGCTAAAATTACTGGCGTAGATGCCATTCTTAGAAAAATTAATAATGCTCCTCAGAAAGTAGCTGAAGAGTCTACAAAGATTATAAACGATTCTGTAAAGGAAATATCCAATGCAGCTAAGGCTAAGGTTCCAGTTTTAACTGGGTTGCTAAAAAATTCTATAGGGTATAATCTTTATACGCAAGGCATAGGAGCCTCAGTTTATGCTGATACTAGATATGCTGCTTATGTGGAGTTTGGTACAGGAGATTTTGGATTTGGGATACCTGTTTACCCAAATATAAACATGAGCGATTTAGAATCTTATGCCCTATCGTTTAAAAAGAATAAAAAGTTTATAGGGATGCCATATAGACCATATATGTTTAATTCATATAGCGAGGTTTTAGGTAAGATGGTAAACAAGATTAAGAAAATTAGGATATAAATATATTTCGTTAAATTTGTAAAAAATGAAGGACTGCGGATATACATTAAGGAAGGCTTATATAGATAAGCTTACAGCGGCTTCTTACTCATTAAGTGTTTATGATACCATAGCACCTGACACAGTAGAACCACCTTATTTGATTATCAGTAGTCAGACACAAGCAGAGAATAGTAATAAACAAAGCTTCGGTTTTGATGTTAGTATTCAATTTGACATAGTTTATAGGACTTTCAAAGCAGGTGAAGTAGGGCAGAAATCAGTAGATATTTATACTAATGAATTTTTACTAATTGTAGGAGTTAATCCTCCTAACTACCCAAATACGGCACCTGATTTTAAGATAGTGACTAGAAGAGTTAGCTCTAATATTGCTACCTTTGACTATGTAAATGAAGCTTATGTTTTCAGAAGAGTAATAACAATGGATCATTTCGTGAATCAATTAACATAAAATAAAAATAAAATAAAATGCCGACAACAAGTGTATTTAACGGAACCTCATTAGTGGTTCTAGTTGGGACGGAAGTAATAGGATTTGCTACTTCTTGTTCATTAAGTTTAGCTATCGATACTCCAGATGCTTCTACTAAACAAAGTTTAGGATGGGCCGATGAGATTGGTGGTCAAAGGTCTTGGTCTTTAACAACTGACGGTTTAGCTACAGTAGTACCTGGTTCAGTTGCTACTTATGTAACTACAGCAGAATTAAATGCTTTAGCAATAGCTAGAACTTCAGTTTTAGTTAAATTTACAACAGTAGACAACTCAACAGTAGGTGGTGTAACTCCAGTTGTAGGTGATGTAATCTATTATGGTCAAGCATTTATCGAGAGTGTAGATATGACTGCTGATATGGAGAACCCAGTAACTTACTCAGTTTCTTTCAAAGGAACAGGGCCGTTGTCTATAGGAACTAATCCAGTCGCATAATAACCAACCAAAAATAAACCAAAATGAGAGGACAATTTGAATTAACTCTTTCCGATGGAAAGAAGATACCGATGCGTTTTTGTACGTGGAGTCTTAAAAGATTCTGTCAATTACAAGGCATAGGGCCTTCTGACATAGGAGAGGCTTTAAGTGGACAAGCTTCTTTAGATGCTATAATAAACTTACTGAAAGCTGCTGCTGAATATCCATTATACTCACAAGGTATAACACCAACCTTTACTGAAATAGAAGTGTGTGATTGGGTAGATGATATGGGAGGGATGGGAAGCTCTAAGTTCCAAGAGGTGATGTCAGCATTATCAGAAAGTATGCAAAGCGGTATAGAAACAGCCCCAACAAAGTCAAGTAAAAAGGATGGAGTAAAAAAAAATTAGAGTGGATTGACATAGAGAAATATACAATGGGGGAGTGCAAAGTGCTTCCCCATTTGTTTTGGGAGATGACGATGGCTGA